ATTTCTTGCATTTGTTGTGGAGATTTAGGACCCTCATCACCTGTATATTTTATAGATGGTGCGTTAGTTTCTAGCTCTTCTGAAATTTGTATATCTTCTATTCCCATGGTTTTGTCAGTTTACTTTGTTTTTGAGAACAAATCAAGAGCAGGCATAATAACTTTTACGTCTTGTGCCATCTCCTCTGCTTTGTACCCTTTAATTTCCCAGTCTTTTCTTTCCTTAAAAACTTCTCCAGTTGCTTTGTGTCTATACGTTTCTTCTACTTTAGCGTCATATACTTTCATTATGTTGTTACCTCTTTCTTAATATTTAAATAGCTAATAGCTACATCAAACGAATCTGAGCTGCTTGATTGTACGGTAAAGGTTTTTCCACCTTCTACTATTAGCGGTTGGGTTAATAATTCTGTTGTGACATTAGCCGATAGGGCTGCTGATTTAATGGCTGTAATACTGTTGTTTGTAACAGTCACCGTAGGTGTGCCAGCTGCTGTAACAAGTATAGATTTAATAACATAAGTTTCACTTACTAAAGGATTACCAGACCCTAATGGTGTTAGTGCTCCACCTGTTGTGCTGTTATCTATACCTACAAATTTATATTGGTTTACTACTGCCATTAATCTAAAAAGAAGCTTCTAGCTTCTATTTCCTGTTTTAATTCTTCTTGAAATGTACTGTTTAATTTCTCTAACACTGCGTCTAAATCTCTAACCAAAGACTGTGCTACATCTTCTTCATACTCTGAGCTTGCTCTAGTTAATGTTTGTACTATCTTTGCCATTATAAACTTGCGATTCCTCCTTTAGCAAAATCATAATTAGTAATACCATCTGCTTCACTTTCAATAACATCTCCACCAGGTAAAACATCCCCATAATAATATAATTCATTTGGATTATTTTTACCAAACAACATTCTATCTCCACCATACATTGAGTTATCTATACCTTCTTGAAATTGAGGAGACGCATACATAAAATCAGTGCTTGATTTTTGTGGCGCTTGTGATGCCTCTATTATTGATTTTATATTATTTAAATCAATTGTTTTTATTTCATCAAAACTTTGTCCTATTTCACCAGATGGTGCAAACTCGTTATTAAATGTAGACATTGTATATGTTCCATCACTTGCGTTTTTTCCATCAAACTCACCTGCATCTATTCTATCTTGAAGAAGTTTGGCTTCATCCATATTAATTCTTCTTGCCATTTCTCTTTCATTAAAACCACCATATTTTTTCATGTCTAGATAATCCATTAAACTAGTAGATCTTCCAAAATCAGAATTTTGTATTTTATTATTTAAACCTATAATTCCATCTTTTAAATTACCACCGTAATTCATTAAAAATCCAGCTCCAGGTATAGCTATACCCGTTGCTAATTTAACTAAACTCGATAAAGGACTTGAATTATAATAATCCGTTGTCCTTGCTCCACCTTGATAAGGTGTAAATTTTGTTCCTGTTTGTTGAGCTCTTATTTGATTATTTCTATTTAAAGTATTTACAAAATCATTTTGAGATCTTCTATAATCATCACCCGTTACAGGTTTACTATCTATAGTTTTAGAAGTGTAAGTTTTTTTTGTAGGTGCTCTATAAGATCTATACTCAGTATTTTGTCCACCACCGCCACCACCAATATTACCTTTATCACCGCCGGTTCCTTTATCACTCTTACTTGATTTTGATCCTCCAATACCGCGTCCACCTTGATATTCACCCTCACCACGATAACCCGGTCTAGAACCATCTAAAGTTTTAGCAACTCTTTGACCCATTGCATACATCTGTCTAGCTTGTTGTAATCTTGTAATTGACACTATCGTCTTCCTCCAGCATGTATATCTAACCTAAATGTTCCTAATTTCCAACTAGTATCTATTGCTGTGTTAGATATTGTAAGAGCTATGGCTCTTGCTCTTGCACGTGTGTCTACTTTATTAGTAGAAGTTGTTACTGTAAAAGGTCCTAATGATGAACTAGCTGCTGCATCGTTTGGATAATCTCTCAGTTCTAATTGTACAATTGCATCTCCTGATTGAGATATAAAGTCAGGAATAATTCTACTAACTCTCATAATGTTTTCACCATCACCTCTAAGGTCAGCCATATTTGTAGCTGCTCCTCTTATAACTTTTTGCGTAATATCATAATCACCTGATGTAATGTTAGCTGGTATGGCAGCAGTTACTCCTTCTCTTACTTGATTAACTCCTGTTTCATGTTCATAATAATATGTAACACCATCCGTGTTTCCTTGCACATCAAAAGAAGTATCTGTATCTGCATCGTATTGAGTTCCGTGAGGTAAACCAAACACAGCAGAATCTTCCCATGTTGTTCTAGGAAATAAACTACTAGCATTAGTAAACCATATAGGTCTTTTAACTGTTGAATCTAGATAACTATACATAACCGCTCTATTAACATTGTTAGATGTAGCGGATGGATAAAACCATGTAACTTCACCAAACAAGTTATTTATACCGGCATAAACTAATTGATTAGATGTAGTGTTAAGATCATCATAAACAAAATCCTCAACTAAACAATCCATAGATTCTAATTTACCAGTGTATCTAAAAAAACCATTATCAGACATCCAGTATGCAGCACCATCAACTTCAACAGCTGCATTCATTCCTATCAATCCACAGTTAGTACCTACTTGTTCAAAAGCAAATGTAAATGGAGTTCCAACAAATCTCATAGTAAACAAAGAAGTATCAGACCAAACATAAATTGCATTTCTACCAAGTTCAGCCCCCATGATCCGTGATCCGGCGGCCAGTCTTTGTGTACCAGCTGTATTTTCTGCTGTAGGTGTGTAGTCATTAATATTTTCTTGAGAAGAAAATCTTATAAACATATCATCTTGTGTTGTCTTATCACCAATAGTTGTTTCTGTTCCAAAAAATACTAAGTGACGATCAGGTGTTGACACTAACATATCACGTGACGCTGTTGGTGCACCAGTTATAATAGTTGCACGTGTTGCTGTTGCGTTAGATGCATCACCATCCCATTGAAAACATTCACCNTTGTGTATTAATGCAATAAGAGTTGATCCTAAGTTGTCTAATGACCATAGACCAGGATCTGTTACTGAATCTGTGTTTACCGCAGCAGAACCCCATCCTGTCCATTGAGAAGTGTTGGTTACTGTAGCACCACTAGAATGAGATGCATTAGCTGTCCCCCTAACATTTCTAGTAATACCTGTTAAATTATTTCCCGATACACCTGTGTACGAAATTTCTTCTGAGTCTACTTGAATAAAGTTAGTACCGGTAGTTGGAAACCCTGTTGTACTTGTTAAAGTAATACTTGTTCCTGATCCACCTGTACCAAAAGCATTAGCACTTAGTGATCCGTTTAATGTTGTTGTTGTAACTCCTAATATTTCTCCTCCCCACAAAGGTATACCCCAACCAAAAGCACCAAGTTGTTCTGGTGGTCCTACGGTGTAGTATCTAAAATAAGTAATAGCTCCAGAAGTAGATGCTCCACTACCTGTTTCATTACTAGGCATTGTAATTGTAAAGTTGTTTGCATCTACAACAGATGTAACCATAAATTTTTTATCAGCAAAATCAGCAGCTCCAAAATTAGAATTAGTGATAGCACTAAATGTAGACGCATCACCAAATAAAACTATATCTCCTGCTTGAAACCCATTTGCATTTGCTGTTATAGTAACTGTCGGTGATCCATTGGATGTGCTAAACGCACTTGTAATTGCTGTTCCTGATGGATTAACTAAAGGGTGTATGTCATAATAAACACCACCAGAGTATACATATAAAATTCTATTAGTTCCTATGGCTGCAAATTTAATAGAATCTTTATTAACAAAATGATGCAACCCTCTTGCAACACCTGTAAGTTTTGATTCACCTAACTGATTCCAGCCACCTATTTTTTCAGGTGTGCCATATCTAAAACGTACGTTTTCTCCACCTGTCCACTGTGATTCAGCGCCGGTAGATGTAACTTGTTTATTGAATCCTGGTAAAAATCCTAATTTTTGTAACATATAAAAACCTTTGAAATAACTGATTTACACTATATATTAAATAAATATAGAATGAAAGTCACTAATATAAAAGATTTTTTGATAGTAAAAGACAACTTTTTTGAAGAAAAAGTTTATAATCAAATACTTTATGATATTTCAAGATTAAACTTTCAAAGCCGGTATAATACATCTAGAGAAGAAGACAAAAATATTTATCAAAAAATATATTTTAATGTGCCTTTAAATAAAAACCATTTTGCAGTGCAAGAGGTATTTAAAATACTGTCTGAATATGGGTTAAATTTAGTTTCTACAGAACATAATTATTTTTTAAGTACTAAACACAAAAAAGCATCTCCCCACACCGATCATTCAGATGTAAATTGTTTAGTATATTTAAAAGGAATTAATATCTTAAATAGTGGCACTGGTTTTTACCACAAAGAAAATGATGAACTTGTTTTAAACAGACATATAGGATTTAAAGAAAACAGAGCGTTAATTTTTGACTCTAAAATACACCACACTTCTTTACAATTTAATGAGGTAACAGCAACAAGATATGTAATGGCTAATTTTTTTAATTATAAATAATATGAAAATTATGAAAGCTAAAATTGTATGGTTTCCTGAAAAACTATCTTCTATAAATTTTGATTCTTTAGAAAATAAAATGGAATGGGATCAAGAACATTTAAAAACTGTTCGTAAATTTATGGAACAAGATGGATTATTATTTCCAGGAGTATTTAAAGATGGTGAGATACATTGTGGACACTATAGATTTAAAATAGCAAAAGAGATGGGCTATGATGGTATCGATGCTTATAAGGTAGATAGTTTTAAAGATGCCCTGCACTTGACTAATTTTAGTCAGTTGTGTTATAAGCACTATCAAGAATATAAAGAAAATAATTACTTATGATAAATACTTACAATTTATTTGCTGTGCCAGTCGTGCATGGTAAATTACCCTTACAACCAATTGTACATAAAAAAATTTTATCATTTGTAGATGATAACTATACTGAAAGTGATTTACGTTCTAATAGAAAGGGGTTTCAATTTCATAAAGATTTTGAAGGTAAAAAAGAAATGGATGAATCAATAAATCAAATGATGTTAAAAACATTTAACAGTCATATTAGTTGGAGCTGGTTAAATGTTTTAGGAGACAACTCTTACAATAATCCACATTCTCATCCAACTCTTCACTCTAATTTTTCAGGAGTGTTTTATTTATCAAACGAAAACAACAATATAATTTTTACAAGGGATAATGAAACTTTTAGTTTTCAACCAACAATTTTTGATTTTTTAATTTTTCCATATAGTTTAGTACATTATGTATTACCGGAAAAAAGAAAAGAAAAAAGAATATGTTATGCATTTAATTTAAAAACCTTGGAGGATAAAAACAATGTATGAATCATTAACAGAAGCAACTAAATTTCATTCAATAAATGAATCTAATTGGATTGGGGAGGCGTTAGCAGAATATAAACACAACGTTTTTAATTTAATAAAAGAAAATAATGTAAAAACTATTTTAGATTATGGTTGTGGTAAAGCAAAATTTCACTCTATTTTATTTAATAATAAAAAAGTTCCTGGCTCACCAATGGGTGTTGATATTACTCCTTATGATCCAGCAATTGCAAAGTTTGCTAATAAACCAACTGGACAATATGATTTAGTTTTATGTGTTGATGTAATGGAACACGTTCAAGAAGATAAAGTTGAAGAAGTTCTTAAAGATATATTTACTTTTAGTAA